GGTATCCGCGGTTATGACATCGTTGGTAGTGCAATTTATGGCACAGGCGAGTTGTATGACAATGCAGGTGTTCTAGCAACATTTGACTCAACTATTGTTTAATCCACACTAGGATTATTCAATTACGAAGAGGGCCTCACAAGGGCCCTTTTTGTTTGGACTAAATAACACAGTAGGTAGGACCTACTGCACAACAATTTACACGAGAAGGACTCGCTGATGGCTATATTCGCAACAATCTCTGACCTCTTAGAGGTAGAACCCACAATACAAGACTACGGTCAATTGGACTTTGACATTGAACTGGCAAGAAGCCAGACTGAAGTGGTCCGTGTGCTCACTGTTCGTTGGTGGAATTCCTACAAGAAACGTCTTTCACTTGGAGACTCTGCTCGCCTAGATGCAGATCTACTCACTGCCTCGCAATGGACACAGGCCACTGTGTATCATGCTCTAGCCTATCATATCTGTCCTAAACTCACACAATTCTCTCCAGAAACTGATAAATTTCAAGTAATGATGGAATACTATCGTGGTCGCTTTGAACACGAGATGGACCTTTGCACTCGTGAAGGCGTACAGTATGATGCGGACGACTCAGGCACAGTGAGTGATACAGAACGTGTTACCATTGCTACCTTGAGACTACAGCGATGAGCCTAAGAGAAACAATCTCGGCTAAAATTGTCACTGTACTTTCAGCAGTACAAACACCTCAGATCCTCTTGGTCACAAGAGAACCATTTGAAGCAGACAAACTGGCAATCACACAATTTCCCGCTGTTCTTGTACACCTAGATTTAGAAGAACGCGAAACCATAAGCATGGGTGCTGTTGGTGTTGGCAGACGAGCAGGCACCTTGATATATCAACTGTCAGGATATGTGCGTGGCACTGATCTTGATACCAAACGTACTGAACTACTCACTGGCATTGAAAATGCACTGGAAAAAGATCGTTATCTAGGTCTACAGGCATCAGGAGTGATTGACAGCCAAGTCACAAGAATAGAAGTTGTTCGTCGCTTGGCACCACTTGCAGAGTTTAGTCTAACACTACAAGTGAAATACAACTATCTAAGGGGAGCAAAATGAAACTAGATGTTACCAAGGATGGCTACACAAGAGCCATCAAACCCACAAAATTACAAGAATATCTGGATGCAGGTTGGCAACAATCTGGTTCAGAGCAGGCAGAAGGTGTTACCATCTTGAAGCCGCCGGCCCGTGTCAAGGCAGCCGTAAAAGACGCCGAAGACAACAATACCATTGAAACTTATAAAGGAGAATAACGATGGCAATTTTAACAGGCAATAACGGCGTTGTCAAGGTTGATAACGCGGCAGGTACCCCAACTGCTCTAGCAGCAGTACGCAATTTTTCAGTTGAGGTCAGCACTGACACAATTGAAACCACTACCATGGGTAACGACACACGTTCCTACGTGAAAGGACTGAGTTCATTCTCAGGTTCTGCTGATATCTATTTTGACCCAGCAGAGTACCCAACTTCCAGCGCCAGCGGACTGATTGGTCTAAACCCAACACTGAGTGCAGTGGGCACAAGTCCATACTCGATTGAACTCTATCTGAACACCACAGCAAACAAGTTCTCAGGTGAGATTATCATCACTGGCTTTACTGTTAACAGCAGCATGGACGGTATGGTAGAAGCATCTATTTCCTTCCAAGGATCTGGTGCAATGACCTACGCAGCAAGTTAAGGAGAACACTGATGGCAACATTAACAGGCAATGATGGTGTAGTAACATTTGCAAACATCGCTGTGGGTTCAGTTCGTAATTTCTCAGTTGAATCTGCTGCGGATACGATTGAAACCACAATCATGGGACAAGATGCTCGCACCTATGTAACAGGACTGAGTTCATTCTCAGGTTCCGCTGATATCTATTTTGATCCAGTGGAGTTTAATGGAAATGCACATTTCCAAATTGGTAGTACCAGTGCCACAGTGGGTGCCGCACCTATTGCTGGCAAGTTCTACGTGAGTAACGGTGCAACAGACACTGTGTTCTGGGCCAATGCACTGTTGATCACAGGTTACACTGTGAACAGCAGCATGGATGGTATGGTTGAGGCTTCAATCTCCTTCCAGGGTTCAGGTGCACTGGGCTATAGCACAGGTACCAACGTGGCATTCTTAACTTCCTAAGCCATGGCTGAACTGCGTGTGACCATTCGTGGACTTGATGCAGCCAAGACTGAACTGGGCAACGATTTCAAACGATTCGTTAATCAGATCAAGACTGAACTGCATCAAAGCCTGATAGATCACACGCCAGTTCGATCTGGTCGTGCTCGTGCTGGTTGGCAAACTAAAACACGTAGCAACAGCAGTTTTGAGGAAGTGAATCGGGTACCGTATATTGAAAGACTAGAGAAAAACTGGTCAAAACAAACCCGTGGTCGGGGCATAATAGGACCTGCTCTAAATAACGTAAAAGGAAAATTCAAATGAGTCAGAATGTACTTCAAAAAGCAACAGAACATTTTCGCAATCGCATTGGTGGCGATATGAAAAGCATAGATGTGCCTGAGTGGGGAACCAAGATTTGGTTCAAGGCCAGCAGCAATCTAAAAGAACAAAGCCGCTTGATAGAATTAGCGCAGGCAGGCAAAACAGTAGAAGCACTGGTTGAAACCCTGGTTCAACGTGCAAAGAATGAAGACGGCAGTCGCATGTTCAACATGCCAGACAAGGTCACACTCATGAATGAAGTGGATCCTGCTGTGGTGATTCGTATAGTTGGTGAGATGAATGATGTTGTTAACGAAGACAACGATCAGGACGCAGTAAGAAAAAACTAACCACTGACCGAGATCTCATGTTCATGTACAGATTAGCACGGGATCTCGGTATGTTGGTAGAACATGTGATGGAAATGAGCACAACAGAGTTTCGTGGTTGGATCGCGTTCTACCAAATAGAAGCAGAAGAGATTAAGAAAGCCAGCAAAAGGAGATAATCGTGGCAGAAGCAGAAATTAAGATAACGGCGGATACCACCGATGCTCAACGAGCACTTGGCAATCTTGATCGAGCACTGGGCAATCTCAGTGACACAGCCAATCTAGCATCTCGAGCACTGGGTGCTGTGATTGGCGCTGCTTCTATCAGTGCATTCATTGATTTTGCAGACAGCGCAACCACTCTTACCAATAGACTACGTCAGGTAACTTCTTCCAGCGAAGAACTGGCTCGAGTACAAAAAGCAGTGTTTGATATCAGCAACAAAACAGGACAACAGGTCAAGGATGTTGCACAACTGTATCAAAGACTCAGCATGGCACAGGACACAGCAGGCCTAACAGGTGCTGGTGTTGTGAAAATGACAGAACTGATCAGCAAGAGTCTTGCTGCTTCAGGTCTCACCGCACAAGAAACCTCAAGCGTACTGTTGCAATTGAGTCAAGCATTCAACAGTGGCAAACTGCAAGGTGATGAATTCCGCAGTATCATGGAAGCCAGTCCGCAGATCATGCACCTGGTTGCCAAGAGCATGGGTGTTACTGTGGGTGAACTCAAGAAACTAGGTTCAGAAGGCAAGATCACAGGCGAGATACTTCGCAATGCTTTCCTGGACAACATGGATGAGATTGAGGCCAACTTTGGCAAGCGAACAGAAACAATCTCCAATGGTATCACCCGAGTAAAGAATGCAGCCACACAGTTGTGGATGGAGTTTGATACAACCAGTGGTGTCAGTGCCGCGTTGGGATCAGCACTGGGTTTTGTTGCTGAACATCTAGACAAAATAGTGATCAGCACAGCCGCATTTATTGCCACGCTGGCTGTGGAAAGAATAGTTGCTGCCACCATTGCCATGGGTGGACTTGAAGCAGCCATACTGGCTGTGAATGCTGCCATTGCCAAGAACTGGATTGCAATCCTGATTGCTGGCCTGGCCTGGATTGGCACAGAGATCTATCAGAGTGTGATCAAACCAATGAATGATGCAGGTATCAACAGCAAAACTATTGCGCTGTACATTGCACAGAATTTGATCAATGCATTCCTACAGGTTGGTGAAGCAGCCATTGCTATATTCCCTAGCATTGGCAAATTCATTGCTGATACCATTGCAGGTGCCATATCAGGTGCTCCGGTTGAAGCAGCCAAGAAGAGTCTCAGCGAGATCAATGCTATCATGGGCAAGATTCTTACCACACAGCGTGTGAAACTGGTAAGTGATGCAGACCTTGCTTCAATTGACAAGGCACTGACCAAGACCAAAGACCTCAAGAAAGCCACAGACGAAGTATACAAGAAACCAGCACAGGTTGTTTCAGACGACAAGGCCAACAAAGCCGCTGAACGTGCTCTTGCCAACTTTGAAGAACATCTTAAAAATCTACGTGCAGCCGCACAGTATGATCGTGATAGGATCAATCTAGGCATCCAAGAAGCAGCCTTGATGAAAGAAATTGCAGATCAATCCGCTAAACTTGAAAAAGCCGGATTGAAGATGACTGATACCCAGAAAGCAAGATTGACTCTGGCATTTGAAGAAGCACAAGAAGCCAAGGCCTATGCTGCTGTGATGGAACAGGTTAACAAACTAAATGCTGATAGCAATAGACTAAAATACACTGATGTAGGTTACAATGCTGTGCTTGCAGCCACCGAAGGTGCAAGACTACAGTATGGAAAAGCATTCACTGCTGAACTAGAGTCACAGTTGCAATCTGCGATGTTTGCAAATCAAGTGGCTGTGGCAGGTGCTGATGTTGCTCGTACAGTACTAGATCTAGCCAATCAAAACAGACGTCTAGGCATTGTTGATGTTGCTGTGAGAAAAGAATCAGAAGCAGTGGATGCACTGAGAGTAAAACATGGTCGAGCACTTTCAGATGAAGCAATTGGTACTTTACGCAGTGCAATACAAGAAAATCAAGTCAAGGTAGCCAATGCTGATATTGAATCACAGATCGCTAGATTCAAAGAAGAAGGTTATCGTCTAAGCCAAGGCGATGCACTGGTTAGACAACAACTGGAAGCCACTGATGCTGCAAGATTAAAATATGGTTTTGCACTCACAGTAGAAAAACAAAATGAACTCGCAGCGGCTGTTCGTCAATTGAGTATTGAGCGAGCATCTGCTGCAATCAAACAACAACTCTTGACCATGGGTCAAGAAAGCAAGAGATTGGCCACACAGGATGTGGCACTACGCAATCAACAACAGGCCATAGACAGTGCAAGATTACAATACGGGAGTGCATTTACAGATGAACAAGAACAACAACTCAGAGCAGCAGTCCAGCAACAGCAGATTGACCAGGCTCGTGACGCTATTAACCAAGATCTGGTCCAGAGTCAGATGGAGCAAGCGCGACTCTCAATCAGCGATCTCAACACCAGAGAACAGCAAGCCGCTGTTGACCAAGCCAGAGTCAAATACGGCTCCGCGCTCACGCAAGAACTCGAAGCGCAAGTCCGAGCCAGTGTAGCCCAAACACAGGCTACCAAAGAAGCACTGGCAGTTGATGAAGCAAGACGTGCAATCTCTGGTACAATGACCACAACACAGGCAATTGGTCGTGCTCCTGGTGTGGTAGCAAAACTTGATCCTACTTCTAATACAAATGTACAGTTTGCACAGGATCAACAGGCACTGGAGGCAGCAAGAGCCAATGCCCTGATCACTGAAGACCAGTATAATCAAATGATTATCAAACTGGAAACACAGAAATCACAGGCACTGTATGATATCAGAAAACGTGAGATGGAAGACAGTCTGCGTATGGCAGGTGTTACCAACACAGGTATCCTGGATGCTGTGAGCAAAAGCATGGACAATGTGCGCTTGATGCAACAGGGTGGACTACAGGCAGCAACAGGCACAGTGGATCAATTGGCCTATGTGTTTGGTCAACTGGGTACCTATAACAAGGATGCATTCCGTGCTGCCAAGGCATTCAACGTTGCTTCTGCGTTGATCAATACCTACATGGGTGCAACCAAGGCACTGGCAACATTCCCTCCTCCTTTTAACTTTATCGCAGCAGCCGCAGTGGTTGCCGCAGGTCTTGCACAGGTAGCAGCAATCCGTAGCCAGACATTCTCAGGACGCCAGTTAGGTGGTCCGGTCATGGGTGGACAGACCTATATGGTTGGTGAAGCAGGACCAGAATTGTTTACTCCAGCAACCACTGGTACAATCACACCCAACAATCAATTGAATGGTGGTAATACCACAGTGAACTTTAATATTTCTACAGTGGATGCATCAGGATTTGATAGACTATTGCTTTCACGTAGAGGCATGATTACTGGTATCATTGCAGAAGCACAACTAGAAAAAGGACGTAGAGCATAATGGCAGATATATCACCAGGGCAGTTTCCACAAACGCCCAGTTTCCAAAGTGTTAATTTCAAAATCAACACACCTGTTATCACCAGTGAAACCAATGCTGGCAAACTGCGCCGTGTGGCACATGGACACAGTTACTATAGTTTTGAAGTAAAATATCCCAGCCTAACTGCCAGCCAACTGGGTGAAGTCACAGGTTTTTGTGCAACTGCACTAGGACCAATGTACAGTTTTGAAATCGTGTTACCAGAACTCAGCACCTCCAAGGCCTCCAACACCAGTGCAAACAATGTGGCCACCACTGGCACAGTCGCAGCAGGTCAACGCTGGGTGAATCTCACAGGTGTAGGTGTGAATAACACAGTGATTCTCAAAGCAGGAGACTTCTTTCGTTTTAACACACACAGCAAGGTCTATATGGTAACACAAGAAGTCACAACTTCTGGATCAGGCACTGCCAATGTACAGTTCTCAGGAGCATGTGTGAGTTCAGTGCCATCAGGTACCAGGATCTGGACCAATGGCGTGCCATTTACCATGGTACTAGACAGTCCAGAACAGTCATTTGAAAGCAGTTATGGTGGTATCAGCACAGTATCTCTTGCCATGAGAGAGGTATGGTAAATGAAAACCATAAGCAACACAGTACGCGAAGAATTCTATAGACAGAACTTCGTAGCAGTAGATCTTGTAGAAATACATCTCTCAACTCCTCTTTATCTTGCATCAGGTGGTGTTGACATTGCCTATGACAGTGCCACTGCACCCACAGCAGGAACCAATACCTATGGCGCACAAGGCAACTTCATGAACTTTTCTGGCATGGCAGAAGACTTTGATGTTCGTGTGGGCAAGTTCAGCATCACACTCAGTGGTGTTGGCAACAACTATATAGAAAAATTCATTGATGTGAGCACTGACATAACCAACAAGGTTGGCTATGAAGGTGCAAGAGTGGTTGTGTACAAGGCATTCTTGAACTATGCTGATCTTTCAATCGCTGGTACACCACTGATGTTATTTGATGGTCAAATTTTTAATGTAAGTATACAAGAGAGTGCAAGAACCTGCGTGATCAACCTAGAATGTTCTAGTTTGTTCAGTGACTTTGAACGCACAGCAGGAAGACGAACCAATAACAACAGCAATTGGTTGTTTCAAGGTGTACAGTATGATACCTCCATGGAACAATCAGGTTATGTTGGACAAACAGAATACAAGTGGGGCAAACTTTAATGGCAACAGTAAGAGCATGTGGACCGGATGCGATTGATCAAGTGATTATCATGGGTAATCACTGGGCAGATCAATTCGTTAGCACAGACTATGATGAACACTCATGGGGTCAAAACGTAAGACAGTACAGTATCTATGCTCATGCCTGTTGGCTGTGTTTTTACAACAACATGAATGAAATGGTAGGATTCATTTCAGGTGCTATCAGTGCTGTACCACATTCAGGAATAGTAACTTCACAGATTCACTATGTGTATCTAGAGGAACCATACCTAGATTCAGACAATTTTATGCTGTTGCATCATGCTTTTGAAAACTGGGCACGTGAAAGATCAGCAGTGAGTATCATAGCACCCAGTGGATATGAGATCCCTGAAACATACCAAGAACTATTTGACGATCTTGGCTATGCTCCTGGCGCTACTGTTATCGCGAAAGGAATAGTGTGATATGGGATGGTTTAGTTCATTAGTTGGTGCAGTAGTTGGATTTGTTGTAGGTGGACCTGTTGGTGCCGTGATTGGTGCTGGTCTAGGTGCAACCAAGGTTGGCGAAAAAGTTGTTAACGCTGTTGTAGACTTTGTGGTACAACCTTTCATGGGGTTGTTTGATGCTCCTGACATGAGTGGCGAAGCAGAACGCCAACAGGGTGTGTTGGTAACACGCCGTGCAGGTGGTGCAGAAAGTGTTCCAGTTATCTATGGTTTTCGCAAAGCAGGTGGATTGATCACTTTTGCAGAAACAGGATCAACCACAAACAAATATCTTTGGGTTGCTTATGTGTTTAGTGAAGGCGCAGTGGAAGGTTTATATGAACTCTACATTGATGACAATCAATTGGATGGCACAATCATTGCTGATCTAAATGCAGGCAAAGAAGTCACTATCACCACTGGCAAATATGCCAAGCGTGTGGTCATGCGCTGGAGTCCAGGCGTGTATTTTGATACTCCTTCCTCGTCCACACTAGGTACTGCTCTCAAAACAGGACTCATGAAAGATTCTCCTAGTTTCAAGAACACCATGACCTATAATGGTCTAGCCACACTGTTTGTTCGCTATGAATGGTTGGCAGTTACAACACAGGCCGAAGCAGATGCAAATCCATTCTCAGGAAACATACCTGATGTTGCCGCAGTGATACTGGGCAAACGAGTGGCCAGTCTTGTGGCAGGAACTACAAATGAAAATTTCACATATGGTGGCACAGGATATACAGAACGCTATAGCACTAACCCTGCTGAGATTCTACTTGATTATCTACGTAATCCACGCTATGGTAAAGGCATGAGCAACAGCGAAATTGACTGGGCAAGTTTTAGAACAGCCGCTGCCAAGTGTAACACTGAAGTGACCTATACCACAACCAATATCAAAGGTCCAATCATGACCTGTAACTATGTACTGGATACCAACAACAGCATTTTTCAAAATGTAAAACTGTTGTTGCAAGGATTCCGTGCATATCTACCCTATGTGCAGGGCAAGTACAAACTCAAGATTGAAGATGCAGGCAATGCAACAGATATCACATCAGGTTCTGCTGAGATCATTGCTGAATGCGTGAGTACCTATCAGATCATTGATGCCACATTGCTGGACAATACCTATGAAATCTCAGGTGAAGTAACCTACACAGGCATTGACAGAAGCAGCAAGTACAACCAAGTGGTTGTGACCTATGTTGACCCAAGAACAGAATTCAAATGGAGCACACAACAGGTTGTGTATCCAGAAACAGAAGCAGAACGCCTGACACTGGTTGCGCTGGATGGCGGTCGTGAAAACAAACTGGAAGTGACCTTTGGTAGCATAACCAACTATGCCATGGCCAAGGACTTTGCCAAGATCCTGTTGAACAAGAGTCGTTATGCAGAAAGCGCCACTCTCACAGTGAGCAGCCATGCATTTGAACTTGAACCTGGCGACAATATCAGGATACAGAGCAAATTGCTAAACTTTGGTGATGTGCCCTGGCGTGTGATCAACATCAGTCACAAGGAAAACTATACCTTTGATCTAGGCTGTGTTCGTAATCCAGATTTCTTGTATCCATACACACGCATTGGTGAACCTGATCGTGTGAATCCAATCTATGTGCCAAAAGGCGCCAGTATCTATTATCCAATAGAAGTAGACAAACCAGACTATAGTCTTGTGCCACCTACCAAGGCAGTTACCACTGTGGTTGGTGGAACCACAACCAATCCTGCACCCACAACTCCTACCACAACCACTGGTAATATCGCAGGTGGAGGCGTTGGTAGTGCAACAGGTACCACCAATACAAATGGAACCAACACAACTCCTACCACTGCACCCAAACCAGCACCATTAACAGATACCATTGACATAACCAATCTTACCTATGTGACCAAGAATGGACTTACCTATGCAAGGCTGGTGTTTACACAACCACAGCATGCGATGTATGCAGGATTTGATTATTATTTTGGACTAGGTACATCCACAACAAATGTGACCAAGGGCACAGAAACCACACTGGCTGGAGCAGGCAAGAGTATCACCACTGATGTAGGTCCATTGGCTATTATTTCCACACTGCAAGCCACTGCTAACTCATATACTTTCTGGGCCAGAGTAAAATATTCCACAGGTGAATACAGTACCAACTTTGTAAAAATCACATTGAACCCTGCCAACAGCGCAGGCGCAGGAACCAATCCAAGTGAAACTGTTCAAGTGGTTTCGCAGGCATGGCCTACATTTACAGAAGCAGATCTTTCAGCCACAAACAACTCAATTGAACTGCTCACTGCTACTGTGCCTAGTCTCAGTGCCACAAGAACGCTGAACATCACACTCACACAGAACGTTCGTACAGAAGCCCTGAATACTAATGTGAATGGTGTGAACTGCTACTACAAGGTCAGCACTGATACCTACTATACCAAAATATCAAAGGTATTTGCTTCTTATGCTCCTGGTACTGCTACCACATTTGCGTTTCCAGGAGACATTGGTGTGAGTGGTGGTCCTGTGCTGTATGACTTTGTGTTTAGACTAACCTATACATCAGGTACAGAAAGCACCAAACAGTATGTGTTGCCAGGACTAAGAATGGAATCACCTAGTGCTATATATCCATATGAAGCAACCTATGGTGTGAATAATGTAACCGCTGTGAAAACCATAACAGAATACCCAATTGCCACAGTGGACCAAGCACCTCCTGGTGCAGTGGCATCAGCATTGGATACCAAACTGGGAATTGGCAGTGCCAATGCTGGTATCAACTATCTTGTGAGTGGCACCACAACAGGCATGCGATTCTTCCTGGACCCACCTGATGTGGCCAATCGTGCTACCTGGCGTGGTGTTAAAATCAGTTATAGACCAGTTGTGCCTGGAACAAATCCTGCACTCACTGTGTATTCAGACAGCGCAGTCACAATCAATACCAATGGACTGCGTGTGATTGATGTTTATGGTATGACATTTGACCAAGTGTATGATATTGTGATCACTCCACGAGTCAGCAGCAGTGGTGTGGTGCAGGACAGCAACTATAGCCTGCGTGGTGTTGGTTATGTTCATAATAGAACACAGAGTACTGATTTTCCCAGCAATAACAACTGGGCTCCAGGTTTTGGATTTGTGCAAATGGATACCAACACAGCCCTGGCCAAAGAAAATCAAGCATTTGATCTAGTGGATCCCACTGTGGATATCATTGCCTGTGACAACAAGATTAGTCTTGCAACCAATTGTGGTTATACTGGTTTTAGTCTTGCAGGAACTGTGGTCACAAGAACCAATTACATTCGCTTGCAATACAATGGTGATAAAATCACAGGATTAAGCAAACTCTATATCTATCGTCGTATGAGATATACAGGCTACGGAACAACAGGAAGTGCTGCTGGTGGAACCTATGCCACGCACTATGGAGTGGGTCGTTGGGAACGTGTGGAAATCACACACACAGGCACAGGCAACAAGATTGTTAATCTGCGCTTTCCAACTCACTTCAAAGAATTCAGTACCTACTATGGAGTTGCTGGATATGCTACATCATATCCAACCTTGGTCAAGGCCAGTCTAGGTGAACCCACAGGATCCACAGTGATTGCTGCCACTGGTGGATTGTACACTGCCAGTGATGAGGCTAATCAATTTGATCTGCTGATTGTCACAGTGGTTGGTAGTACAGTGAGCAACAAAGGCCTACTGATCAGAACAGTACCACAGATAGCCAGTGATCTTTCTATCAATTTGATCAGCCCAAACAAGCCTAGCATAATTACCTATGCAAGTTATCCAACAATTCAAGACAGTGATTATACCGCAGGTTATCAACGTAGACTCAGTGAAGCAAGAACCACAAGTGTAGCATTGGCTACCAGTGCCACTGATGCCAACAAGAGTGATTTTAGAATAATTACCACAGTAAAAGGTACATCACAGGTTCTAGCAACACCAGCAGACGGACCAGCAGTAGTTTAAGGAAAATAAATGGCATTACCAGGACCAACAGGTGTATTTGACACAGCAAACAATTCATTCGTGCCAGCCAATACTGGAACATGGGCAAATCTTTCATCATGGAGTACTTGGACCAGTTGGAATTTTAGGCCTGCAAATAGTTTTGTTGTTGTTAGTGATGTTTCAAATCGTGGTCGTATTGGTTATTTTAACCTCAAGACCTCAGCAGACGTGTCAGGATCCATAGCCTACACTGTGTACACCAGTAGCACAGGTGAGTTTGCAGGTGAAGAAACCTCAACCACAATCACGCCTAACACAGGTAATCTTTCAGCGTTTTATGGCCAATATTATGCAATTTCTGCCACGGTTTCAGGCGGTACAGGTACGGAATTACGCAACCTCACTATAACCAGCACTAACGATGCATTTGACATTGAATATGATGATCTAGACACTGCTGCTTTGACACTGAGTCCAAATGATTCGGGTGGACACATACTGCCGCTGAATCGTGTGATCAGTGCAGTGGTCAACATGCAGGTAACACCACATGTGCCCACAGAACAAACCCTACAGTATGTTGCCACAGGCAATGTTGGCTATGTACTGGATTTCACTGCTACCGCTGCCACCACACTGAGCACAACCATCAGTGCCGCAACCAATTACACAGGCTATGTGGCAGTGGCAACCACTGCGAGTCCCAGTGTACTGGTTTACAAGACCACAGACAGTGGTGTGAGTTACAGCCTGATTGGCAACATTGCCAATGGAGTATCCTCTTATGGTGAAAGCGTGGCATGGAACTCAGATGGTAGCAAATTTATTCTGGGAACTGATGCTGCCAGTGCACCAAATAATCTACGTATCTATGAAAGAAGTGGAGATACACTGACCAAGAGTGGTGATCCAAACACATTCCCTGTGGGCACAGTTAGAGACCTGGCCTGGACACGCAGTGACAATGATGCCTTTGTGGTAGCACATGCATCCAGTCCTTATATCAGTGTGTATGCAGGCAACACCTATAACAAACGCAATAACCCTGCCACACTGCCCACAGGTGGTGCATACTGCGTGGCCTGGACACCCGATGATGCTTATCTTGCAGTGGGACATGACACCAGTCCTTATCTCTCTGTGTATGCCAAGAGTGGTAACACCCTGACCAAACTTGCTGATCCTGCGAGTTTGCCTGTGAGCGCAGTGATTGACCTAGACTGGTCGGCTGATGGTACCAGATTGGTATGCACAACAGGACTGGGATCCACGGCCACTCTCAAGATCTACACAAGGTCAGGCAGCACACTCACTGCTTCCACATCCAGCGTCAATTTGATTCCTACACTGGATGGATCAGGTGTGTTCACACTGGATTTCAACACTTCTGGCAATGCCTTGGCCATTGGCTGGAGTAGCACAAGAACTGATGGCACAACCTCCAAGAGATTTGGTGTGTATCGTGTGTACAGCAACAACTTTGTGTGGGCCAATGTAGCAACTTCTCTAGATGTACCTGTGTATGACATTCGCTGGGGTGGTGGAGACAGTCAACTGTATGTTGTGCATCATGATTCCACAGTGGCAGCAAACAAAGGTCTAGATGTTTATGATTTTGACTACACTGCCAACACAGTGACCGCACTGACCAGTGTGGGCGCACAACTGGCAGGCAATGCCTATGCCGTGAGTGCATATCTAGCAGAATACAATGACTATCTACAGGTAGCCAATGCTACTCCATTCATTGGTGGTGGTAATATTCGTGTGCGAAATGAGACCATGCGCTTTACCACTGCAAATACCACTGCTTCACCACATAGACTAGAAGGTATCACACGTGGATACACTACCACACAGTTTGGCACTTCCACTGCCAACACACATCCTGCAGGCAGTGAAGTGAGCCTGATATCCACGATATCCAATGCTCTTTATTTTGAGAAATCCGCAACAACCACTTCTGCTATTGCATTTATTGGCAGCAAGGACAGAACTGAACCCACTGTGGTCATACAGGATCTGGAACACAATGTGATTGATGGTGTGTTTGATGCCAGACTAAAAGTACTACCAGAACAGTACATGGACAGCACCAATCTAGGTGTGAGATAATCACCATGAATAAATATTCCAAAGGAACAAGAGAATGACATTTCCAACCGCAAACGTAAGCATCAGCAACCTAGACAGCGCCAGTGACGATCCAAGTCAGGCACGTGCTGATCTGTTGGATGCTGTTAATAAACTAAACCTGATCATGGCAGAACAAAACACCGCAGGTGGTGTTGTGACCTTGGATGGATCAGGTTATATCGCAACTGCACAGATACCTAGTACTATTTCTGTGGGTGGCACACAAACAATCAGTCCTAGTACTGGTATCGTGAACATACAGAGCGTGATCCGTTTGCCTAGTCAGACCACAGCAACCATACTGGCACTGAGCAGCCCACAAGAAGGTGACATTGCATTCTGTTCTAATGTGGGCAATGTGGCCAGCAGACCAGGACTGGCAATCTATTCTGGAAGTGCCTGGCGCGGACTCTCACTCACTGCCAATGTGTTCGTGAATCTATAATGTTCAATCTGTGTTATTCAAGGAGGTCTTGTGGACCAAAAACAATTCGAAACATGGTTAAGTACCGTTGCTGAATGGCATAAACCAAAACCCAATGATACCGCTGCTCGCGTGAGCCGTGTTCAAAATGAAACTCATGCTCAAACAGGACCTGAGATCAAGCGAATAACCTACGCCCAGGATCAACTGTGTGAATGGTGCAAACAAAAGGGTACCTGCCAAAACTATAAAAAATACACCCGTGTGTGTGACCCAAAAACTTTTGTAACCTTTTGGCGCTGGGTCTGTGGCACCTGCAACAAGATCTATAATCCTCAAACACAGGAACTTGGTAACCAAAATGGTGTTGGAATATACTATCGAGCACGTGGTCTAAGAACAGCAAAGCCTGGGAACAAACTGGGAAGACCTCCCAAGCCCAAATGGTGGAACGAAGGTCCACCTGTTGTGCGTAATACAGAATCCACAGCGGGCACTATCATCAATCATTCTGCATCAGATGCTCAGGGTAGACGTGCTGAACTACTGGATAGACTAGAAGCAATGAGAACAAATAAATAATTGCGTAATCCGGGTTGTCTACTTTGACTCATCCACCCAGGAAGTCTGCCTTGCCATGTCAGGCTTCCGCCCGGATTACACCTTCTCCAAAAACGGGCTACAAGTTAGCCCGTTTTGTTTGACTAAAAATCCACGAAGTTATATACTATGTTTATGGTGGTATGTTCCACTGCACTAATCGGAGCCGGCCACATGTCAACCATAGATCAAAGTCGTGCATATCTCTCACTTAGGGAACAGATAACTCAAGTTAGGCGCGAGTTCGGAGAAGATACTGCCTGGCACATCATTGAACAGGCCATTGTGGCCAATCTTGCACTCTCACTCAAACAGGAGTCTGTATGTTCCGAGTCATCACAGTTGTCGCAATCTTGATGCTCACTGGCTGTGCCAACACACAGCAGGCAGCACAGAGCCACTGGGACTGGATCAACACAGTGGGCAAAACATCTGAGCAATTGGCCCAGCCCCGATACACAGATCATTATACCACAGGTGTAAACATCACTCCTATCACAGTGAATGGACGCAGTTTTACAGTGGTCACGCCTGCAAGGTAAATATTACTGTCCCAAGAGGTTACAGCCATTACCTCCTATCTGACTTCTTCGCGGTTGTCGGGACATCCTCTGATAAAGACTCCGAATCTTCTCCAGGGAAACTAGATCCAGCGCAATGCTAGATCGGGAAACAAGCCCAGTCTGACTCTGGGCTTTTTCTTGGCCTCAAAATCATTGTTATTTTTCGGATTGTCATATATACTTGTGACTCGGAGTCAGGAAACATTTTATCAAAGGAAAAATATGCGAATCCATCCCTCTATCTATCAACGTCATTGCAACTGTGATGTGTATGTTGATATATTCCCCAAAGACAAAAAAGGCAATCTGATCACAACTCATGCAGGTGCTCTGCGCTGTAGAGATCATGACCAGTGGCTCAAATGGGTAGGCTTACAAGAACTAGGCGAACTGCAACAACTAGATCTAGTGGAGGCAGACCAATGAAATATACCACTGATGAAATATTCAGCATGGTTGCACATGCTAGACAACAACTTGATAATCAAGATTCGCGAGAACAACATCTCGCGCGAGAACTTATAATCGCAGACGACAATTCGCGAGAAGTATATAAAGATAAAAAGAATAAAATAGTAAAGTATGTTTCTCGCTTGAGCGAAGAAATTGATCCTTTGACTTCGTCTCCTCTTGGCCCCTCTGCGAGGGAAGTCAGCCCAGAGGGCTTGGAGGGCTTGTGTTCTCAAGAGGAAGAGGTTAGTGTTATCACGCCCGCGAGAACAAGTCCTCGCATCACTGGTATTTCCATGCAACATGTTCGCACTGAGCGAGGTATCAAGATCAATGTTGCAATACAAGATGAAGAGGATGCCAAACAAGGATTATATGTAGAACTCACAGCAGAACTCAAACGTCATGGACGACTACGTGAACTCAAACGTTACAAAGGTGATAGTTATGAGTTTGAAGAACTGTACATTGCAACAATAAATGAACTAAAAGAACTTTCACCCAAACAAGGCAAAAGAATAGCAATAGGTAGATTACACGAACGTGGTCTTAGAGGTAAATGGGTTGCAAATATCATGGTAGTTGCTACACTAGATGAATCTGGAACAATAGCAACTGATGTTGTGATCAATATCAATGGTGAAGAGTATGAAATTGTGCTTGATGGACAAATGAGTCCTAGTCAAGAAAAAATATATCATAACACAGGCATTTATGGTAACCTGTCAAGTACAAAACCAACACCAACGTTGGCCACACTCAAACGCAAGACATTTAATCCTTAAATAATCAATGACCAACATGCTTGTACCAGGCACAAGAGGATTCACACGAGTACTGCTACACTGGTGGCAAACCCTGAATTCTGCACAGTATCTCACTGTGGATCTTTATCCAGGCACTGCACTGCCTATCAGTGACTGGGTTAACCAAACAGAACAGGATCAGGCCTATTACTATAGCCTGGATCTGTTTGATCATGAGGATCTACGGCAATATCTGGAACTGGCAGAGATAACTCGAGGTATTGATAGTGTGCTGATCACCACTGCACTGGACCTGACCTGTAGACTGGATCCTGAACTCACACATGATATGGAGATACCAGGTATCTGGATTGCACGTTGCCAAAAGACTTGATTTTTCACGCAGAACTAAATACAATTGATGTTGCTTACTGAGTGGACGCTTAAACTCAGATACTCCGGAGGAGATTGAGATGCTACAACCTAGACCAAGACCTGAACCACGAACGGTCACCATACTGCCCCGAGTCACAGCGGCACGTACACAATACTATGACATGAGCGATGCGGACACTGCCTACATATATGACTGGCTGATCCGTTTTCTTGCTGACCTAACAGAATTGGCCACACACGACGAAGAACTCCGGCGTGAATGGTTCCGCCGTCAGCCCAGACGCTATCCCAAGGGCACACGTGGACCCAACTCCACTGCCTCCATGATTGCAGGCATCATTGCAGCCCGACTTGCAAACCCCAAGCACAACATCAGTGAACCACAACTGGAACCACTGGAACACATATTTGACATGATTGAAACCCTGTATGATGATCTGGACGCACCTCCACAGAGAATAGTGTTTCGCAAGAGCCTGTTTGAGGAATCCACATGAGAGAACTTACTGCACAAGAATTTGACCATGTGCGTGGCATGACCCTGGCCCAGCAACTGCAATGGTTGATACAGGATCAAAGCCTGCCCGGCGAACCCGATTCGTGGCATCTGGAGATAGACCAAGAGATCGGAAATCCTGTATCCGGAGCACGTTTTGTATGGTCAGGAGTAGAGGTACCAGGCCTATGAACACAATCTCCACTGTGACCACTGCACACACACCAGAACCTGATGCACAACAGATCTCACGAGTTGCACAGGCCTTGATCATGATGCAAAAGGACCCTGAGGTGCTGTATCTTGTGCGCTTGAGACGATTAGTGGACTGTGTGAGTGCAGATCCTGAACTGCGTGATCAGGCACTGCAAGCATTTGAACTGTTTGGACGAGCAGCACAAGAGAGAGGACATCACTGGATATGAACATGGATTTTGACCCTTATCAGGTGTTACAGGAACTGCAACAGGCATTCCTGTTACTGAGCGAGAATCAACGCCTGTTGAATGAAAATCAACAGAGACTACAGCAGGCCACTGATCTATTGTGTGCTGCCTGTGAAAGACTCAACACACGACAGGATATTCTGGCACAACAACTGGGGTTCCCTCAATAGGTGTTAGTTAAACCCTGGTAAAAAAAACTGCCATAAATAAAAGGGTCTAGACAACACAAAGGGGACCCCTACTATGGCCATTCCAAGCCTAACACTACGAAATACCAAAGGGTCTGCTCTCACATTCACTGAAGCAGACACCAACTTCCAGAATCTCGCTAATGCCACAGTTGGCGTTTCAGCAGGTGGAACCACAAGCAATGTGGCATTAAATGGCGCATCAGGCGCACCCACCGCAATCACATTTGCAAACACCGCTACCATTGGTGCAAGTCAAACCTCAGGCACAGTTAGCCTAACACCTATCACAGTGGGCACAGCAGGCACATATCAAGGCACTGTGACCACCGATGTGTATGGACGTGTGACTGCAGGATCAAATGGATTCACTGCCAATGTGAATGGCAATGGTCAGTACATGGACAATATCATTCTTGTGGACTATAAAGAAAAGATTGCCAACACAGGTCCATTCACAGGCACAGTCACAGTGAATGCCAACACAGCACCTATCCAAACAGGCGCTGTGACAGGATCAATCACGATCAATACCAACAACATCACAAATCTGTCAGCAGGCGAATCAGTCACGCTGTTGCTGTATCAAACAGGCAATTACACACTCACAAGCAATCTTAAATTTGTGAGTGGAACCAAAACAATCTCTACCACAGCAGGCAATGTGGATGCACTCACAATCTTCTATGATGGCACGTCATACATTGCTGGCCTAGCCAAGTACTGGTAAGGAGATCATATGTTTTTTGCAAAAACAGTTACGCAGGGTATTCTTGGCGTGCCAGCAGCACCAGCAGGAGATACTGATCCCTACTGGAACAATGTGCAACTCTTGGTCAAGGCCAATGGATCAGATGGCGGCACTACCTTTACTGACTCCAGTCTGAATGGTTATAGTTCACCTTCAGTAACAGGTGTAACCACAAGCACCACACAGGCCAAGTTTGGCACAGCCTCTATGAGATTCTCAGTGGGCAACAGTGCCAATGCTTATTTGACCTGGCCCAATACTTCCACTGCTGTGGCAAACTTTAATCTTGCCAATGACACAGACAATGCATTCACTGTTGAAGCCTGGATCTATGTGACCTCTACTTCCACATATGGACACTTGTTTGAATGGGGCACAGGCTCAAGTTCTCGTAACGTGGTGTATCTAAATGGTGCTTATCCTGAAGTGTACACAGACACAGCAGCCAATGGTGGTAATCGTGTGAACAATTCCACTCGTGCAGTTACAACAAACACCTGGATGCACATTGCATTTGTACGCAATGGCTCCACTGACTACAGACTGTACCTAGATGGTAACCAGTGTGGCAGTACCTACTCAGGTAGTATCTTCTTCAAAGGCAATTCCAAGTTTGATGTGGGCATGAACGTGTACTCCGTGAGCGCAGGTGATAGATTCCAGGGCTACATGGATGAACTGCGTGTGACCAAGGGTGTGGCACGATACACCACAACATTCACACCACCCACAGCAGAATTCCCAACATCATGACACAACTAGAACTCATACCCGATATAGCAGCAGAGCGAACCAGTCTTGAGACTCACGTGGATGTGTGTGCTCAACGCTATGCCCTGATACTGCAACGATTAGACAGCGTGGACATACGTTTTGATCGTATGGAAACTGTTGTGCAGGAGATCCACACCAGGATCACCACACAGCAGGATCAAACTCTGAGAACCTATCTGATGTGGGCAGGTGTGATCATTGCAGGCCTAGTGAGTGTAACCGGCTATCTGCTCACAACCTTTGTAATAGGAAAATAACATGACCTGGCCCAATACCGCAATCTCCACAACATATCTTGATGCAGGTAGCGATCGTCCTAGCCAAGCACGAGCAGACATCAAACTCATGGCTGATGCTGTGAATGCCATGATCACAGAAGGCAATGGCAGCAAGTATATCAAAATAGGCTTGACCACAAGTTCAAGTGCACCACGTGTGGGAAACCCAGGAGATGATGGATTCTTTTACTATCGAAGTCAATTAAGCCTCACCCAGGATCCTGGCTCTATTGGTACACTCAGTGACAGCAACTATAGGATCACACTGCCTGCAGGCAACTATCTCACGATTCTTCCACCAATAAAAATAAGCGCTTCCAACACCTATGATTGTTACCTACATGATGTGGCAGCGGCCACAGATGCTGCGTCAACTCTGGACTGGAGCAAGTTAGCCACCAGTAATAGTGCAGGATTCAATATCCTGGTGCTAGGTGATGGAACAAGTCAAGCAGCAGATTATTTTTCTCTTGCACAAGCAACCACGTTTGAAATGAGAACAAGATTAGTAACAAACCAAGGTGCTACCCTAGGGCAGAGCATGCATGTGAGTTACTTCAACTTGATCAAATTCTAACCACAAATAAATAAACAGTCCGGACAAGACTCACAAACCCCTTAAGGAGACACAAAAATGTCAGCAGCCAGTAATTACTTGGAAAACAAAGTCCTAGATCATGTTCTAGGCAAAGGCGCTCGTACCATGACCAGTCCAGCAGCAATTTACCTTGCTCTGTTCAAAGAAACAGGCACAGGTACTCTAGCCAATCTTGAAGCAGGTACACTAACAGATGAGATTTCAACATCAGGCACTGCCTATGCTCGTACCGCAGTGACCTTTTCAGCAGCCGCATCAGGCACTGCCGCAACATCAGGCACAGTAAGTTGGACCACAGCCACTGCAGACTGGGGCACTGTGACAGCAGTTGCTGTGATGGATGCAACCACAGCCGGCAACGTGTTGTTCTATGGCAACCTCACTGCAGCCAAGGCTATCTCATCTGGTGATACATTCCAGATCAGTTCAACCAATCTAACAGTAAGCCTGGCTTAACAGCACCTGTGCTAACAGGAGCAGGCCTTGGCTGATATCATCTATGTTGACTTAGACTATGTAGATCCAGGTTATACAGTTTCTACACTAGACGGGGCTGTGGCGATTGTCACAGCCTTCAGCATGGATGGGCCACCAGACTCTGGTTGGGCCCTGGATGATTATTGGGATCCTGGTTATGTGAGTACAGGCCCCCAGGGTGATAGAGTAACACTTAAAACAGGCTCAGCAGACTTCGCTTCAGCAGCAACCACAACCACGATCGCAGCAGCCACATGTGATGCCACTGCGAGTGTGAATTCTGTTCATGCTATAAGTGCAGTGGCTGAAGTGAATCGATCTGCTGCGGCCAGTCTCGTTTGCACATCCACAGTCACAGTGACAGGTGTGAAGTCAGCAGATGCTCAAGCCACACCAGGTGCTGTGAGTACCTTGAGCACAAGTGCAAGTCCAATTCGTACAGGCTCTGCTGATCTTGCTTCCATAGACACATTTGGTGTTAGTGCTCGTGCCAACAAAAACTTTGTGGCTGGCCTTGCCGCAGTGGTCACAGTTTCTGCCACAGCATCACGCACAGTGGATGCAGGGCTCACACCAAATATCATAACCTGGAATGATCAATCCTGGTCCTGGGATTCCTGGACAGGTAGTACCTGGGATGAACCCACAGGCATACTGTTTAATTCAAGATCAGACTTTACGGTACAGGCCGAAGCAGGATTATTGGCATTTGGTGCTCTGACCTCAACCTCAACTGTTTCTGCACAAGTCGAACGTGTGCTGGGTGCTACGGGTGCTTTGAATTCTTCAGCCCAGGTCTCAGCCACAGCAGGCGCACAACGAGATTGCACAGCATCAGTTAACAGTGTGTTCGTTCAGTCAGCGTCTGGTGATAGAACAAGAGATGTATCAGCGGCTCTAGTAAGTGCTGTGTCAATTACTGCCGGCGGAGCAAGAACCAAAGAAGCCTCTGCTGCTTCGAGCAGTTCCGCAACTTTGAATGCAACCGGTGGACTACTGGCAGTGGGTTCTGCTGCTTTGCAGGCCTTTGATACTGTGAGTATTGCTGCCAGAGCCACACTTACCAGTGAAACTGCACTACAAACTTCTGCCTCACTGAGTGCATCCACATCTATTCTACTATCAGGTGCACGTGATCTTGTGAGCACAGTCACACTTGCTGCTACTGCTAGAGGTGATGCACGGGGAGAAGCAGCACTTGCAAGTATCAGTACTTTCACCGCATCAGGAACAAGAACTCTAGGTGCTTCTGCTGCACTCAACAGTGCGTTCACTACCTATAACAATGGTGGATTGGTCAAAGGTGGTATTGCAAATCTACAGGCCTTTGACTTTGTGCTGGCCACAGGATTTATCGTACACATTGAAGCATGCAGAACAGTCACAGTTTCTGCGGAGACCAGACGATTCTTGGTCACAGCCAAGCCAATGATTCAGGTACCCTTTGAAGATCGTGTAAATATGGTATCACCTGGCGTGGAATATCAACTGGTACCTGCAGAAGATAGAGTGATAGAGGCAGTGTGCTGATCATTCATAAAAGGACAAACAAACAATGACAACAAAATATCTTGACAAAGACCCCAGTGCTAGATTAACCTACAGTGTGGACTGGACTGACTGGCTGGCCAACAGTGAAACAGTGACCGCAAGCACATTTACCACTTCCAATGTAGCAGGTGACACTGCCAACATCACAATACATTCCAACGCCATTGTTAGTGGAAACCTTACCTATGCAGACATATCAGGTGGCAGTGCAGGCAATACCTATGTGATTACCAATAGGATTACCACAAGCGATGGACAGATTGATTCCAGACGCTTTAGACTGCGAGTAACACAGAGATATCTATGATAGCAGAACAAGAACTGCCTGATCTTCCCAGTGAAGCACCTGAACAAAAGGTGCAGATCAAATGGGAATTCAAACCACGCAAGGATCCCAAATGGGGTGAAGTAACCAAGCGTGGGCTTGTGGTTGGTAAAGGTGCAAATCAAAAGATAGTGGACCCAGACGAGGTCTATAGATTGAGTGAGATTGGTTGTTCCATTGAAGAAATGAGCAACTTCTTTGGTGTTAATCGTGAAACACTCAAGTACAATTTCATGCCCTATATCAAACGTGCTGAGAGTGAACTCTACACACGATTGAGAAACAAACAGATAGAAGTAGCACTGAATGGCAACCCAACCATGCTGATCTGGCTGGGCAAACAATTCCTAGGACAGTCAGACAATCCTACCACGGTTGATACCAATCGTGTGCTACCATGGACAGATTCACCTGAGGATAAAAAACCCGATGAGTCTTAATCCTGGTCAGCGTGAGGTCTCAGACAGCGGTGCGCGATTCCGTGTGGTTATCGCTGGACGTCGTTGGGGCAAGACTCACCTGGCTATTCGTGAACTGGCCAAGAGATGTCGTGAGCCAAACAAACGTGTGTTCTATGTTGCACCAACCTATCGTCAAGCCAAACAGATTGTGTGGGACACACTCAAATGGCGCATGCAGGATCTAGGCTGGGCACGAAAAGTAAATGAAAGTGATCTCACCATCACACTGATCAACGGATCTAGTATCAGTCTTCGTGGAGCAGATAATCCAGATAGCCTGCGTGGCGTTGGATTAGATTTTGTGGTCATGGATGAGTTCGCGATGATTGATGAAAAAGCCTGGGTTGAAGTGCTTAGACCCACGCTGAGTGACAAACGTGGAAGTGCTATGTTCATTTCCACTCCAATGGGACAGGGCAACTGGGCATATGATCTCTATCAACGTGGACATGATCCTGTAGAGCATTCCTGGGAAAGTTTTCAATATACCACACTGGATGGCGGTAATGTATCAGAGGATGAAATAGAACAAGCACGCCGAGATCTTGATGAAAGAACATTTCGTCAGGAATATATGGCCACCTTTGAAACAGCAGGCAACAGGATCTACTATGCATTTGATCGTGGCATGCATGTTCGCAGTCATGACCTAGACACACAGGTGCTGTACACAGGCTGGGACTTTAACATTGACCCAATGAGCGTGGTGATTGCTGTTCGCACAGGAGATCATCTACATGTCATCGACGAAATCCGTTTGTTTTCTTCTAACACCCAAGAAGCGGTGGACGAGATCAAGACTCGCTATCCAAGAAGCCGCATCTGGGCCTTCCCAGATCCTGCATCACGTCAAAGAAAAACGTCAGCAGGCGGTGTTACTGACCTCACCATCCTGCAGAACGCGAACTTTGTGGTGAAGTGTCCTAACTCACACACACCGGTTCGTGACAGGATCAACGCAGTAAACTCCAGACTCAAGAATGCGGACGGAGATGTTAACCTTACATTTGCACCTGGTGTGAAGAGCCTCTTGGAAGGCCTTGAGAAACAAACATACAAACCTGGATCAACAACTCCAGACAAAGACTCAGGATATGATCATGGTAATGATGCACTGGGATACATGGTAGATTACCTGTTCCCTGTACGCCGTGATCGTGACGCAACGATTGTGCAACCACAGCGTTGGGGACATGGAATAGCCGCATAACAAGGAAAGAATATGGATCAAACCCTAAGAGACGCATATACCGTCGTAACAAGCCAGAACCTACTGTATCAACGCAACAGAGATCGTTGGGAATTTCTACTGCAGAGTTACATTGGTGGACAAGAATACCGAGATGGCAACCATCTTGCCAAGTATGTGACAGAAAGCGACAATGACTATGCCACAAGACTGTCGGTCACACCACTAGACAACCATTGTCGCAGTGTGATATCAGTTTATACTTCGTTCATGTTCCGCAAAGGACCAGAACGTGACCTTGCAAGCCTGGACAATGATGCAAATATCAAAGATTTCCTACAGGATGCTGACCTAGATGGTCGCACCATGGATGCATTCATGCGTGATGTTGCTATCTGGGCTGCTGTGTTTGGTCACTGCTGGATACTCACTGTGAAACCACAGACCAATGCCGCTACTCGTGCTGATGAAATATCGAGTGGAGTGCGACCTTATGTGAACCTGATCACACCTCTCACTGTGACAGACTGGGAATGGAGCAGAGAAGCATCAGGTGCATACACACTGGTATATCTCAAGTATGTGGAAGAAGTCAATGACACGTTCAGTACTATCAAGACCTGGACACCAGAAGAGATTCGTACCACACAGGTGAATCACAACGCAAGACGAATAGTAGATGAGATCATTGAACCCAACGGACTAGGACGTATTCCTGCTGTCATTGCCTATGGCACACGCTCTCCTGTGCGTGGAATAGGTGCCTCCATGATATCAGATATTGCTGATTGTCAGCGCATGATCTATAATCTACACAGCGAAGTTGAACAAAGTATTCGTATCAATGGACATCCTACGCTGGTAAAGACAGTGGATGTGGAAGCATCAGCAGGAGCAGGTTCAGTTGCACTCATGCCAGACGGTATGGACCCTGGACTCAAGCCATATCTGTTGAATGTGAGCACAGACATCAATCAGATCTACACAGCAATTACCAATCTTGTGAACTCCATTGACAAGATGGCCAACACAGGTGCTATTCGTGCCACAGAATCACGCAGTTTATCAGGTGTGGCAATGGAAACAGAATTCCAGTTGCTGAATGCACGCCTGGCAGAGTTTGCTGACAATCTTGAACTGGCAGAAGAACAGATCTGGCGCTGGTATGCACTGTATCAAGGCACTGCGTTTGATGGAGAGATTGAATATCCAGATGAATTCAATGTGCGTGATGTTCCAAATGCACTACGTAGTCTACAGACCATTGCAGGCAGTGTGCAAACACCAGAAGCACGAGCACTGGTTGAATATCGTGTGCGTGAACTTCTGGAAGATCCACGCTATGAAATACAGTATGAAGAAAGCCGTGAACAGGCCATGTATCAAGCCGAGATTGATGAGATTGAGAAGATACAGGCCAGTTTGGAGAATTTGCCAGACACCACAACACCCACCACACCTGTGACCACAGAAGGTGAACATCCTAGCCTAGCAAACTTTACTCAAGCACAAAGACTTGAACATATTCAAGGCATGTTGATGGAAGGCTATTCCAATGATGAAATCCTAGCACTGCATCCAGAACTAATCTTGCAAGATATCATTGATGCAGGTGCTGCCGCTGCAAGGAACAACTAACATGCGACTGATCTCAATAGTACTCATAATCTCAAGCCTAGCACTACCTGTGCAGGCCCAGGCTGAAGCCAGAACCAAACGAGTATGCCATGTGGACGAAAACACAAAAAAAGAATCCTGTAAAAACATACGGATCCACCACAAAGCAGAGAAAGTCACAAAAGGCTCACCTACAGATCCTGTGAAGAAAGACAAGAAATGAACATAGTAAAAAAGAAATCAGATCCAGTTGATAACTATCATCACGAAGCAGGCAAAGGCAGCGTGTATAGACCCTCCAACAGTGAACAGTTTGACCTCAACTGGGATAGAATATTTGGAAAAAAGGAATTACAACATGACACCACTACCAACCCGCGGATCCAGGACTCGCAAGAATCGCCGGCCACGCCCTCCTAAAAAAGGTTATTAAATCATGGCAACCTATAGAGGAAAACCCTGCAAAGAAGTCTGCGATGGACATAGAGCAGGTTATGGTTATGCCAACCGAGGCGGGCGTAAACTAACCAAGAGTTCTTCTAGTTTCAACACTGGCATGAGGATTGCACAAGCAGACCTCAAGGCAGCAGGAACAAGAACAAGATTTATCAAACCAAAATAAGGAGCAGATCATGCCATTGAAAAAAGGTTATTCAGCAAAAACAATCAGCAAGAACATTTCTACAGAGATGAAACATGGTAAACCACAAAAGCAAGCGATTGCTATTGCACTCAGCGTGGCTCGCGCAGCCGCACCCAAGAGCAAGAAATCCAAGTTCAACCCACCTAAAAAATAATGCATGATACCGCAATGACTGCTGGACGTGAATTTCTGCATGAATATGCAAAAAGTCACATGCATATAGTAGAAATAGGCAGTCAAGATGTTAATGGTGGTCTTAGATCTCATGCACCAGAGGGCAGTACCTACACAGGACTAGATCATGTGGCAGGTCCTGGTGTTGATGTTGTGTTGACAGATGCTTACCAATTTCCACTTGCTCCTGCTTGTGCTGATCTTGTGATTGCCAGCAGTGTGTTAGAACACAGTGAATTTTTCTGGTTAACATTCTTAGAAATGGTAAGGATCTGTCGTCCTGGTGGTCTTGTGTACATCAATGCACCCTCCAATGGACCCATACATAGATTTCCTGTGGACTGCTGGAGATTCTATCCAGATTCAGCCCAGGCCTTGGTTAAATGGGCCAAGAGATCAAGATATGACCTTGATCTTGTGAGTGTGAGATTGATTCCACCTGTTGCTGATGTATGGACTGACTACTGTGCCATATTTCGGCGACGATAATCCCAAACAACATAAATAAACACACATTACTCCAGAGGAGGCGAGGTAACAATGACCGATACAACATTGGCAAACGACACAGCAACTGATGCTACAGGCGATACTGAAAATCAGGCACAAGCAACCAAAACTTATACGCAAGATGAAGTAGACAACATGATGGCCCGTATGAAGGGTTCATTACAGAAGAAACTTCTCAAGCCCTACGAGGATCTAGGCGATCCTGAAGAACTACGCAGCCTCCGTGAGGAAGCCAATCGTCGTCAACAGGAACAACAGATCAAGCGTGGTGAGTTTGAAAAAACTCTACAAGAATTGGCTGCAAAAAAGGATGCCGAAATCCAGAAACGAGACAGCGTGATTAAGGAATACAAAGTTAATACGCCTTTACTCTCAGCCGCCGCACAGTACCGTGCTGTGAATGCAGAACAAGTAAAAGCACTATTGACTCCACAGGTAAGACTTAATCCTGAAGGTGAAGTAGAAGTAGTAGATGCAAAAGGTTCAGTTCGTTATAATGACGGTGGTGAACCATTAGGAGTGCAAGACCTAGTGCGGGAGTTCCTTGATTCGAATCCGCATTTTGTTTCCGCAAACCCTGCTACCACACATACCAAGTCCAGCGTTGCCAATTCAGGCCAAGGCAAATTAGATATCACCAAGTTGGATATGAAGAATCCAGCCCATCGTGACTTATATCGCCAGTACCGCAAAGATAACGGCATTGGCTAAACCAAACCAAAGGAGCCTATAATGGCATTAACAAATACAACAACCCTAAACGACCTGCTACCTAGCATCGTCGCTGAAGCACTTTTCGTAGCATCAGAAAAATCCATCATGCGT